GCCGCCGGCGTCCTCAGACTCCCAGACGAACTTCTGCTGGATGAATCCCTCGCCCTCGATCGGGGCGTCGGGCGACTGCATGAGGCCGTGCGCCGTGGTGATCTTCAGGTAGCGATTCGAGTCGAGCACGAAGGTCGCCTGGCCGACGCCCTTGGTGTTCGCGATGTAGGCGTCCAGACCGGCCAGGTCCTGGAACTCCTTGGTGACGCTCCAGGTGATCTTCGGCTTCGCCTTGCGATGGGGCTCGGCGACGAAGCCGGTGCCTTCCATGAACACGCGGTCTTCGGACATGCCGGTCTCGACGTTCAGCTCGAACGACTGCGTCAGGTTGCCAGTCACGCCGGCCTGGGATCCATCCCACAGCTCCGTCAGGTGCTGGAACATGACGTAGTCGAGGTTCGGGGTCGTGATGATCCCGATCGAGGTCGGAGACTGTGCGTCCTGGAACCGCTTGCCGAAGAACTCGAGGTCGCAGGTCAGGATCTGGTCCGCGGCGGACATGCCGGCGCTGCAGCGGAACTTGGCGCTGATGATCTTCTGGCCGGTCACCACCGCGCAGGTCGATGCGGAGATGTTCCCCATCACGATCTCAGCCGCGAGCGAGTTCGCGAGGTTCTTGAACCCGGCGCCGGTGCTGTAGCCGAAGGTGTGCGTGTACGGATCGATGCCCGTGGTCGTCCCGCCGTTCGATCCGTAGGTGCTGGTGCCGAGGATCAGGTCCCAGAGCAGGTTCCAGTGCGAGTAGGTCACCGGAATCGTCAGCGACAGCCGAGCACCCTGGGGGCCGGAAACGGTCGGGAACATCGAAAGCCCACCGTCCAGGAGCTGAGGGCGGATCCGCTCGAGCACCGGCCGCGCGTTGGCCTTGAAGAACGGGAAGCGCTTGGTGATCGTGGGCTTCGTCCCCCAGGTCGCCTCACGGGCGAACTGGAACGTGCCGAGGAAACCAAAACCGGGAGTTGGCATCGTTCTCTCCTATGGAGCCGAGCTGCTCCAGGTGTAGTTCACCACGATCTCCTGCTCGATCGTGAATTCGCCGAGCGTCGGGTTCGAGACCGACGCCATCTTCGTGTTGCCGATCGCGATGAACCCCGCGAGCAGCGTCGGGTTGTCCGGATCGTCCACGCCGGTCAGCTGGCGGTTTTCCATCACCACGCGCCACAGGTCCGCGAGCATCTCGCCGAGCGCGTAGTCGGCCCGCGAGTGCCGGCCGAAGATCGTCACGGTGATGGTCGTCTCGCTCTGGCCGTAGCCCATGAGGCGCTGAGCGATCGGGCGCGAGTCGCCGTTCAGGCTCACGCAGAACACCGGATCCGAGAGGCCGATCGTCTGCGGGCCCACGCCGCGCTCCCAGGACCGCGGGATCATGAACCACTTGTCCGGGTGGTCCTCGACGTTCTTGCGGAAGATCTCGAGCACGCCATCGGCGACTCGATTGATGGTCGACGGGGCGCGGTTAGGCATTGGCGGCCTTCACCACCAGCGCGGCTTCGAACTGACCCATCTGGAGGATGACGGGCTCGATCTTCTCATGGACGGCGGCAAACATGCCGCGTGCGCGATACGTGACGCTCGGCACGATGAGTCCGAGAAGTCGCACCTTGCCATCCTCAACACGGGCCAACCACGGCTTCATGTTCCGGTACTTGGCCGCGACCGCGGGGTTCGAACTGTTGCGCATCGCCTGCGAGGGGAAGTTGAAGATCCCCGGTATCTCGCTCCAGGACTGGATTCCCGGCCACCGGAAGGTCCCCGAGTCTTTGCGCTGGGCCGCCGCGGTCGGGATGATCGACTTGCCGCGCCGGCCGCCGAGTTCGTGCAGCACGACATGGGCATCGGGAGAACCGATCGCCGCCTGCCAGCCACCGGCGGTGCGGTAGGCGAATCCACCGTGCGTCAGGTGGAATCGCGTCTGGCCCGTGCGCGACCCGAGGAAAGGCCCCTTCGGAGATGTCGCACCCCAGAAGTCGTCCCAGCCCTTCGGCCCGTCGAGCTGGCGGTCGAGCATGGCGTGGAGCGTGATCGAGCCCTTGACGATCGTGTTGTAGCTGGCGCGATCGAATCCAGCCGCGGCCCCCTTGAGGTTCGCCTGCACGTGATCGATGCCCGTTGCGGTCACGGCGATCACTCAGAACCTCCGCTGGAACACGATCAGTTCCTGCTCGATGTCCTTCGGGAGCTGCATCGAGCGAACGCTCGAGGTCACGCCGCCGACGCCAAAGTCCTGCGCGCGCCCGGCGACCTTCTGGGAGTCCTCGAAGCAGATCTGCGCGATCCGGAGCTGCAGGCGCCCGAGGGCGTACCACTCCTCGTCGCCGCGCGCCTCGCCGGTCGGCTCCTGGTAGCCGGCCCGGCACTCGACCAGGACGTTCAGATCGCCGAGCGGCGCGCGATCGTTCGGCAGGTAGTAGCGCCCGGTCTCGCGATCGAGGCGAACCCCCGCGGTATTGAATCCGGTGAAGCTGCCGGCGGCGTCGAGCCAGCCGGCGGAGATGACTTCCTGCGTCGGGTAGTGCGGGATCTGCACGTAGCGATCGCCCGAGCCGTCGATCACGACCTGCTCGGTGCCGAAGGCCAGCGTCTTGCCGGTCCCGGTGACTGTCGGCTTCCGCGTCAGCGTCACCTGGACGTTCGAATCGACCGACGCGACGCGGGTGCCGGGAGCGATCCCCACCCCGATCACCTGGTCCCACTGAACTGCGCCGGCGGTGAACCCGGTTCCGGTCACGACGAACTTGGTGTCATCGAGGACACATCCCGAGACGGACTCAGGCGCGCGCCACACCCGCATCGCGAGTTTGCGGCGGGTCCGCAGCTCCATGATCGCGATCGCGCGGTTCGCCGCCTTCACGATGGCGTCGCGCTCCTCGAGGTTGGGATCCCCATCGCGACGGAACTCCCGGAGGATCTCGTCCTCCGGGAGGAATCCGTAGCAGGTGAGGTAGGCTGGGGTCACGGGCTAATCGTCTCCCTGATCCTCGTCGTCGTCGTCGCGCTTGGCCTTCGCGACGCGCGGCCGCTTGCTCTCCTTCTTCTTCACCTCTTCGGGCATCGAGAACGCGTACGGCTTCTCGAGCTGCGTCTTCTGCTTGTTCAGGGGACCGTGCCGCTTCGCGTCGTAGAGCTCGAAGCGCCCGCTGGTGTCCTCGCGCAGCAGGTAGTCGGCGAAGGTCGACGTCACCAGCACGGCCATGCCAGGCCGAACGTTGAAGCGACGCCCGTTGTGGTCGTTGCCGCCGAGTTCGATGTGACTGACGTTCACGATCAGCTTGCGGCCGCTCAGGTGCGCGGCCTGGACTTCCTCGGGATCGAGCGCCGGCGTGTTGTTGCTGCGGCGATCGAGCTGAGCCGGAGAGAGAGGCACGCTGCCCGGAGGGCCAGCCGTTGCCGCGGGGGCGGGATCACTGGGAACCATGACATCTCCTGTGCGTTGGGGTGAACTTCTCGACCGCGGGCGGTGCGGGCCCCATGCCGACCCGCACCGTCAGCCCCGCGGTTGAACTGCTCGCGGCTTACGCCGCGATACCGTTGATCGTTCCGAACGGCTGGTCCGTGCTCGACGGCTGGACCGTGGACTTCATGATCGAGCGTGCGGTGAACTTCACGCCGATCTGGTCCTGCTGGAAGCGGTTCTCGCGGCTGACCTCGACGCGGGTGAGGCGCACCGTTCCGTTGATGAGACGGACCCGGTTCGCGACGCCGATCTGGGTGCAGCCACCACCACCACCAACGTCGATCCCGCCGGCGTTCAGGTCCTGGGACTGGTAGTAGCTCGTCACCAGGTCCGAGACGCCGAAGATCTTGCCGACCACTCCCGAACGGAAGGAGCCGACGCCGCCGGCCTTCTCCGCCGTCAGGATGACCGCCGTCTGGTTCGCGTCACGCAGCGTCAGCAGGCGCGCCCGGCCGATGTAGCTCGACCAGAAGAAGCACTGCTCCGGCATGCTGAAGCGGCCCAGCTTCGCCTGCAGGTTCGCCAGGTGATCGACCGTCAGGCCAGCGCTCGCGTCCTCCGCCACGCCCGCCAGGAAGGCGAGGTAGCGCAGACCGTCGTAGGCGCGCCGCGAGTCCTCCGAGTTCGCCGTCCCCAGGAAGGTGACGCCGGTGTCGAAGGTGCTCGTGGTCTGGCCGGAGGTCGGGAACGTCCCGTAGGCGCCCGAGATGGCCGACGCCTGGCCGTTCACGCCGCAGTTCTCACGCGCCGCCTCGATCGCGAACACGCCGGTCGCCCGGATCGCAGCCGCGATGTTCGGAACCGAGTCCTCCTCGATTTCCGAGGAGTGCCACACGACCTCGCCGAACTTCCGGGCGGTCAGCGTGACGTTGCGCGTGGTGAGCGTCGCCGGGTAGATGTTGGTGTTGGTCGCCTCGGTGTCGTCCAGCGCTTCGGTCAGCAGCTTCGCCTCTCCGAACGGGTTCTGGACGGTGAACAGCATCGGCGAGCGCGCCATCGGGACGCTCGGGACCTGGTTCATCATCGCCAGCTCGGGCCAGACGTCCGGCATGAGCTGGAACGAGACGCCGGTCGGCACCCACTCGGCGCCGGTTCCCGCGTTGGCGTCGGCCTCGGACGCGGCCAGCTTCATCTGGTGGGCCAGGTTCTCCCACGCCTTCCAGGCCTGCAGCGACTTCATGCCGCCGGCCTTCAGGTAGGCCTCCCGGAACTCGCTCTTGGGATGCCGCGCGACGACGTCCTCGCACGTCAGGCGATCGTTGAGCGCGCGCAGCCGGTTCAGGAGCGCCACCGACTTGTCGTCGAAGCCGGCGAGGTCGTCCATGTCGCAGGTGAGCAGGTTGAAGAACAGGCGCCGCGAGGCGTTCTCCCCGGGTTCGCTCGAGGTGAACTTGCTCTTGTACCAGGCGTCGCCCTTGAAGTTCAGCACCGCCGGATCGTGGTTGAGCGCGAGCGTTCCGAACAGGCGCAGGTCGAGGTTGCGATCGATGTCCGGCTTCGCCTTCTCCAGGATCACCGACTTCTCGAACGCCTCGACCGCCTTGGCGTGGGCCGCGGCGACCGTCTTCTCCATCAGCTCGAGCCGCTCGGCGATCTTCGAGTGGTTCGGATCCTTCAGCGCCTGAACCTCGGCATGGAGCAGAGCGAAGTTCTCCACGTTCCATGCGTTGACCTTGGCGAGATACGCGCCGGGGTTCCCGAGATCGCCGTCGCTCAGCTCGAGTTCGACAATCTCGAGTCCTGAGGCCAGCTTGGTCTTCTTCACCTGGTCCTCCAGTCCGCCCGCACGTCAGCGGGCCTCCCACTGCCCCTGCGATCGTTTCACGCTGCGATCCGACCGCGACCCTTCCCCCGACTGACGTGCGGGAGAACCGTTGAACCTACTTCGTGCTGCCGAACAGCTTCCTGAACTTGGCCTCATACTCCTCGCGCGCCGTCCGCTCGCCGGCAGCCAGACGCTCGAGGATGTTCATCTCGGCGGTGGTGGTGGTCTCCGCCAGGCGCGACCGCTTCGACGCCATCAGGTCGCCGAAGTCGCTCGAGTAGTGCGCCGCGGCGATCCGGAACCGCGTTCCCTCAGCGGCACCCTTCCAGACGAACGACGTCTCCTCGTACTCATCGACGCCGAGCACCGCAGCCATCATCCGGCGTCCCTCGTAGGTCTCCCCGGGCAGGTGCGCGCAGCCGCTCTCCTGGTCCCAGACGTCGCCGTGGCAGATCGAGCACTCGAGCTTCGTATAACCGAAGGAGCAGCTGACCTCGCCGATCGCTCCGCCCATGATGCGGCCGTCCAGCTCCTCGGTGCTCGCGGTGAGCGGCGAGAAGTAGGTCATGCGAACGCACGGGTCGCCCTGGTCGTCCATCACCATCTGCGCGCGGAACGTCCGGCCCACCGGGAGTCCGTTCGCCGAGTAGGTGTCGTGGTTGCACTGGATGGGCGTGTCGTAGGCCAGCGAGGCGATCTGCTGCAGGCTCATCTCGGGGACGTAGCAGCCCTCCATGTAGCCGCGCAGCTCGCGCGTGCTGAGGGCGTCGAAGGTTCGCACCACGCAGTTGTCCGGCGTGCGAGCCACCAGGACGCGGTGCTTCATGGCGTTGATCGCTTCGAGATCCGTGGCGCTGGGAGCGCCGTCCGCCGAGAGGCGGGCCCGGAACCTGCAGCTGGCTCGATGGAGCATCAGTGCGCCGTTTCCTTCCGTGGGTGCGCAGTCTGAATTCGGCGAGGGGTCGCCGCTGGGTTCCAGGTGCACCCGCATCGCGGGCACATGGCCTTCTGGCCGCGCAAGGTAGCACACGCGCTGCACCGCGGACACTGGATCGGCGAAGTGATCGTGATCGCGATGCTCACTTGCCGGCTCCGATCTTGAACCAGGCCGGCCACCGTGAGGCGTTGACGTGGCCGTTCGTGCGGGACCGGCGACGAAGCGACCCGCCCTGGTCGGACTCGTCCTCATCGTCGCCGGTGATGTCTCCCGCGCCGGTGTCGCTCGTCTCGGTGAACTGCGGCTGCAGCGTGCAGCGGCAGTTGATCACTTCCTCGGCCAGCCCGTTCGGGTCGCCGGGGTACATGCACGCGTTCGAGAACATGGCGTTGATATCGATGTTCTCCTCGCCCTCGCAGAGCGTGTGCGAGTCGCGGACCGCGTTGTCGTGGGCGGTCAACCAGCTCTTGTACTGGACGCCGGCGGCCTTCCACGCTTCGAAGGACGCGGTGTTGTACGCCCAGGCGGTCTCCGTCCGAGCGATCGTGTCAGCGTTGTCGCGTCGCCCGGAGAACACTTCTTTGACCGCGCGGACCAGCTGGTCGAACGTGAAGTTCTCCCGGACCGATTCGATGATCGCCTCGGTGAGGCGCTGCTTCGTGGTCGCGTCGATCCGGCCGACCATCTCGGAAGCACGCTGAGCGATCAGGTCCGCGATCTTCCCGCGCTGGACCTCGAGGGCGATCTCGGCCCCGACCTCGGCGCCGGCCTCGACCCCGCGCTCGGCGATGATGCGCTCGTAGATCTCCTGGGCTTCCTTCGAGTCGTCGTCCTCGGGGAAGTACTCGTCGCCGTAGTCGAACCGGGCCCGCTTGGCGAGCAGGGCGTCCGGGTGGTGCGCCTCGAGGCGCGCGACCACCTCCTGCTCCTGCTTCCGGAATCGATTGCGAGCCCACATCCGGACCCGGCGCTCGTAGCGCCGCAGGTCCGCATCCCTCATTCGCCGCAGCGCGGCCCGACGCGCTCCCCCCTGCGCACCACTCAAACGCGACCGGGACGCGCGCTGCGACTTGTCTTCGCCCGCGCCAGGCTCGGCCGGCGTATCGGGTTGCACCCGGATGTCGTTCGCCATGTCCGCCGAGCGGAGCACGTTGAACGGCACCATGTACTCGTCCGCGTTCGGATCGACGGCCGGGTCCTGGCCGTCCGCGGCGCGCGCCTGGTTCAGCGTCATGGTCGGCCGGCCGGCGATCTTCACCAGCGCCTCGGCCTGCTTGAGGCGAGAGTCCGCGACGCCCGGGAGCCCGGAAAGGTCGAAGTCGAGCTCGATGTCGGGAGCCCACTTCCGGCAGAACTGGTGGTTGATGACCGCCTTCAGGAGGTTGGTCTGCCGCGAGCAGGCGCCGAGTGCGTACATGAGCAGGTCGGTCGTAGCGCCGGCGTCGGAGAGGCCGCCGCCCTCCTTGACGCCCATGATCACCGGCGGGATGCCGTAGACCATGAAGATCGCGTGCTCGTTCCACGCCATCTGCTCCACGAACTGCAGATCGCGCGGCGGGATCGGGGGGCGGACCTGCTTGATGCCGGGTTCGACGATCGTGTCGTAGGCGTTCTGGACACCCTGGCCGACGCGCTGCATGCGCTTCTGGATGCCCTTGATCTCCTTCTCGGATAGCCCCTGCGCGGTGTCCTGGTCGAGCGTGAACAGCCCAGCGACCTGCAGGCCCTTCTCGAACAGCTTCTTCTGCCAGACGCCCGCGCTGCCGTAGGACTCGAAGGCCGCGCGCACCGCCGAGAGAGG